ATTAAATCCACCGCCACGGAAGCCTCCTGTGTGGTGACGCGACACATTGAGGTGTCTGTGAATGACTTTCTCCGCTGGCAGGTCGGCACTTACGAGAGCCGCCCTATGGATGACCCCATCTACACGCCGATGACGCATCCGGATGGCTCGCCGGTGGTGAGCGAGGACGGGGCCGAGCAATTCCGCTTACTCGGCTATGAGCAAAATCCGCGAGTGTGTTGCAAGGTCTTCCACCTTCTCGGCTTTGGATCCTCGCTCCGTAAGGCCACGGCCATGGCTGCTTCCCGTTTGCCAAAAAAATGAAAACAACAATAAAATTTCGAGCCGAGTGTTTGAGGGATGTTCTCAAGCTACTGAATCGGTTACTTGATCTTTCAGAAATCAACGGCCTAAAAATCCATCATCTGCAACTACATAAAATGGAAGGCATTCCTGATGTTGAGTGCGAAATTGATTGCGGGATTGCGCTGGACACTCTGCGCCTCGTTATGGAGCGCATCCGTGACAGCCATGTCATGCGGCAAACAGCGGAGTATTCCGAAAACTACACAAGCAAAAGGGATTACTCGAAATGAAAAGCATCCTTCCCGAAAACCAAATCGCCGAAAAAGCCGTGGTCGGCGCGGCGATCACCGATGGCCGCACGGCGGATAGCGTGCTGGAGGCGCTGTCGCCCGAGCAGTTTGCGTTGCCAGCGCACCAGACGATCATGGGTATCGTCGCCAGCATGCGGCAGGCTGCCCGGCCGGTGGATCTCATTCTGGTGACGACTGAGCTGGAGAAGGCAGGCCAGCTTGAGGAGTGCGGCGGCTATGCCTATGTGACTGAGCTGGTGCAGGAACTATCCATCACGATGAACTGGCGGCACTACGCTGCCGAGGTGCTGGATGTCTGGAAACGCCGTGCCATGCGCCAAGCGGCCCTCGCCATGGCCGAGGCGGCAAACGACTATGCACTCACCACAGAGGATGCCCAAGAACGCTGCGAGCAGGCGCTGTATGCCCTCCGCGACCACTCGACAAGGGAAAACCCCGTCTCGCACTGCAAAAACGCCGTGCTGGCCGCCGTGGAGCATATCGAGAAGGTGTATCACACCCGAGGCGAGACCGTGGGGCTGGAGACCGGCATCCATGATCTGGACCGCTCCACCGGCGGATTTCTCGGCGGGCAGATGATCGTCATCGCCGCTCGCCCTGCCTGTGGCAAATCGGCGCTTGGCATGCAGATAGCCCTCCACGCGGCTATGCAGAATGCCGTGCCGACGCTGGTCTTTTCGGTGGAAATGCCCAGCTCCGAGCTGATGATTCGAGCGATCTGCTCCGAGGCAGGTTTGGACCTCCAGCGCACACGCGACGGGTTTTTTGACGGCCGAGCCATGGGGAATGTCTCGGGCGCAGCCACCCGACTGGTGCAGAGCAAGCTCTACCTCGACGACACGCCGGGCCTCACCGTGGCGCAATTCCGCAGCCGGGCGAGGCGGGCCAAGTCGCAGCACGGCCTCGGCCTCATCGTCGTCGATTACCTGCAATTCATGCACGGATCCTCCAAGCGGGCAGGCGAAAGCCGGGCGCTCGAAGTGAGCGAGATTTCCAAGGCGCTCAAGACCACGGCCAAGGAGCTGAACATCCCCATCATCGCCCTGGCGCAGCTCAACCGCGACGCCGACGAAGGCTCCAAGCCAAAGCTCTCGAACCTCCGCGAATCCGGCAGCATCGAGCAAGACGCCGACACCGTGCTCCTCATCCACCGCCTGGACAAAAACAAGAAAAAATCCGACGCCGACGATGAGCCGATGGATCACAACACCTTGCTCATCCTTGCAAAACAAAGAAACGGCCCGACGCCGGAAATCAAAATGAACTTCATCGGCCAGCACACGCTTTTCAAAAATGTGACCGAGAAGGCTTACAGCAACAACCAGAACGAAAGACAGAAATAAAAAAATAACACCATGACCATTAGCCATAAATCCACACGCAGCATCACGGAATATCATTTCCAACTCACCTCAGACATCGCCGCCCCAAAGTGTCCGGACATTTTGGGTAAAGTGGTGATTACCTTTGAGAACGGCAAATTTTCTCGGTGCGATTTCCCGTTTAAGGGCACCTATAACCGCGAACAATGGTCGATGCTGGCGGAGATCGAGAACGAGATTCACCGCATCGAGCTAAGTCTTTTGCGATGAGCGAATCGGTAAGCCGTGAGTGCCAGTCGGTGAGAGTCACGCGAGGAGGCCGCAGTCTGAACGGAATTTGCGCGGATGGCTCAACATAAACAACCTATCTCTGACAGGTCTCCACTAACCACGGATTCAGAGCCGGGGCGCGACGGATACGCGCATTCACCCTTTTAACCCCATACAACACCCATAAATATGTCAATAGTATCTGATTCAGCGATAGCATGCCCCGCCTGTCACCGCGAGTGGCAGGATCACCCTGGCGTGGCGCATTGTTGCAAGCTCTCGGTCGAGCTGGCCGCCAACCTCCGCGCCGTCCTTACCTATGTGAAACCACCGGAATACACCCGAGACATCGGTGAGCAGGAAGTTTTCTTTGACCTCATGGAAAATGCCCGGCGGCTCATCGTGAAGGCGCGGACTTTTGAAAGTGAGCTATGACCACAGAGAACACGGAGAGAGCTACGCCCGAGACGGATGCCTTTTGGAAAGACATGACCACCGGAAACTACCAACCAAGTTGGTGGGTTGCCGCAGAGCGCATGCGCGACCATGCAAAGCGGCTGGAGCAAGAGCGCAACGAGGTGATAAAGAAAATCCAACGGCAAGCAGAGCGAATCCGCCAACTGGAAGGGGCCACAAACCACGCCGGAGGCACGCCGCTTTCGATTGCTTTAAGAGAGCGCGACGAGGCAAAGGTCGATGCGGCCAGAATTGCGGACAAATTGTCCGGCTTGGAACTTCGTTCGACTGAGGAGCTGGCGAGGCTGGAGCAAGAGCGCAATGAGGCTCGGGATGTTGCCGATGAGTTGGCCAGTGTCGCTGCGCATTGCCTTGGTTGGCATGACCACGAATCTCCTGACGCGGCCATAAAAATCGCCGCCGCGTTGAAGCGTTGGAAGAAATCCAAATGAACTCCCTCCGCGACTACATCGCTCACCGGCGGATCGATGCCACCCATGCGCTGAACCTCCTGCAAGATGCCGGAGTTATCTCCGACCTCTGCGTCACGGTCGATGATGTCGGCGATGCTGGCAAGGCCGTCGCCTGGTTGAGCCTGCATGAAAACGAACTGAAGCCTGCCCGCCCATGATCGAACAAACTCACAACCCCGTCGTTCCCCCCATCGCCGTGCTTGGGCGGACCCGTGATGGCCGTATTGCCATCGAGCATTTGGGCCAAAAATTAGCCGCTACCGAGGAGCAGTTTCTGGCTCTGCTGCGCGAGCGGGAGGAGCAGATTGCCCGCATGGTGGAAGACCCTTGGCGGTATGGCTGGCTGAACCCCGCCTGGGATCGGGCGGATGCGGCTTATGCGGAGCTGCGGGAGAGATTCCCGAAGGGCGTCACGGAGCTGCTTATCCTCGGTGGCAACCGCTCGGGCAAGTCGCGCTACTTTGCACGGAAGGCGATGCAGCATTTGGTGAACACGCCGGGCGCGAAAGTGTGGTGCCTGCAATCGACCGAAGCGTTCTCCATCCAAAACCAACAACCCTACCTGTGGGAATACCTCCCCAAAGAATGGAAACCCTCCGCCAGCGGCAAGCTCAAGAAGGGCGCGGTGGCGAATATCACCTACTCGCAGAAGGGCGGCTTCACCGAGAACAGCTTCGTGCTGCCGAATGGCTCGCAGTGTTGGTTCAAGTTCTATTCGATGGATGTCACCTCGATTGAAGGTGCCGAGTTGAATTTTGTATGGGCGGATGAATTGGTGACGCCGGATTGGCTCGAAGCCCTGCGCTTTCGTTTGCTTACGCGAGACGGTGAACTCGGCATCGGCTTCACGCCGGTGGAAGGCTACACCACCACGGTCAAAGAATACCTCGACGGCGCGAAGACGCTGGAGGAATGCGACGCCCCGCTCCTGCCGCGCTACCGCGATGGCAACCTCATCGGCTTGGAGACCGTTCCCCGCATCCAGCAATGCACCCGCGAGAAAGCCCGTGTCGTTTATTTCCACACCGCCGACAACCCCTACGGCAACCCCGAGGCTATGGAAACGGAGCTACGCGGCAGCAACCGCGAGCGCATCCTCATGCGTGCCTACGGCGTGCCGACCAAGGCGAGGATGTCGATGTTTCCCGCATTCCGTGAAAATGTGCATGTGGTGCCGCCTGACAAGATTCCAAGAGTTGGAACGGTATATCATTTCGTCGATCCTGGAGAGGGGAAGAGTTGGGCTATGCTCTGGCTTATATTCACACCCGACAAGCGTTGCTGGATTTACCGCGAATTTCCTAACGATGACGACTACATTGAGGGCGTGGGGTATCCCGGCCCGTGGGCGGAAGCGGATGGAAAGCTGCAAGACGGCCGCCCTGGGCCTGCACAAAAAGCCTGCGCGGCTTTTGGTTTCGAGGATTACAAGCGAGTGATTGATGCCGCCGAGAAAAAGGATGGAGAACAGATTGACCGTCCTGAACCTATGGAGCGCTGGATGGATAGCCGCTATGGCAACACGCCAACAATGACACATGAGGGCGTCAGCACTTTGATCGAGCAATGCTACGACCGCGTTGGCCTTGTTTTCAAAGCGACATCCGGCCAATCAATCAGCGAAGGTGTCGCCATCATAAACGACATGCTTGCCTACGACTCCGAGCGCCCGCTTGGGGCGGACAACAATCCACGACTTTTCATCAGTGAACGCTGCAAAAACCTTATCTATGCGCTCAAAACATGGACCGGTGCTGATGGCAAAAAAGGCGCTACTAAGGACTGGATCGACCTGCTCCGTTATATCGCTCTCAGTGATGTCGGATATGAAGACCCTGAGACACGCAGAGCCCGCCCAGGAGGCAGCTATTGACACCCGCACCCTATAATCAAAGTCGCATGAAACTTCTCCGCCGCCGCGATGTCATGGCCCGATTGGGCGTCTCTGCAAAGCAAATCACGAAACTCATCGACTCGGGCATTCTGCGCCCGATCTGCAAACGCGGCTGCCGCGCCTGGTATCGCGCCGCTGATTTAGAAAAACTCGCATGAACGAAAAACGAATCCGATTTGATGGCACCCTGAGCCGAAACAAAAAACAGGAAAAGCCAACGCAGCCTTCGCATACAGGTTCCTGCACCATTGAGGGCGTTGCCTACTGGATCAGCGGGTATGTGAACGAAAGCCGCGACAGCGGAGAAAAGTATTTCAAGCTCTACTTCGAGCCAAAGAAAACCGAAGCAGCAAGCGAAGCCGTGCCCGCCGCAGAGCCAGTCGCCGTGCCGCTCTCCGAGTCTCCTGACATTCCCTTTTGATGAGTGCCGAAGACCTACAAGCCGCATGGTGCGT